ATGTTGTGTGTTTGCGCTGTTATTTTCTTAATAGGCTACCGGTCTGTGCGACTCGCGGCCGCTCTTACTGTTGTGACATTGGTGGCACAACGATTGGTGATTGCTAGGCAGCCAGAAGCTACCTCCTAAGCGCACTGAAGTGATGTGATCAACCACCTCTGCTACGCGCCCACACTCTACACACAGCGGATTGCGCGACAAAAACGATTTGCGATACTTGCGCCATTGCGTGGTATTATATCTATTCTCTTGATGCCTTCGTGCGTGCATCGGCTTACGCTTCGGTGCTTCTGGCATGCGTGGCATCAGCGTCCGCCTTTTAATAGTTTCTCCTCCAGCTGCTGTGCGTGCAATAGCTCGCCTTTGACTAAGTGTGCCTTCTCTGGGTTCTTAGAATACGCTGCTGCGCGTTTCCTATGCCATCTGATGTCACTCCTTAGCTGCACATCATCGCGATTAATGACGGCTCTCTGAGGCACTTTCTTCGCACTCCTTCGATACCATGCCTCTGCCACTGGCTTCCACCTCGTTATGGCTCCGTTCTTGTTCCTCCAGTTCCGCGCATCGTAATACGTGAAAAAATCTTTTGCCCAGCTGATCACGTGGCTGCTATTGTTGCCGCGCTCCTTGTCGTTAATCCAAGTAAAGTAGTCCCTCACTTGCTGCCAATGAATAGGTTTTTTTTCTTCTTCCATCTTATTATGTTCTTTATTAGGTTCTTTATTCATATATATATTACGGATAGACACTGGTGACTCCCCCCCCTGGACACTGGTGTCTACCCCCCCTAGACAAACGCGACACATTAGCTGTCGTTGTTGTCTACCCTCTACATGCTCCAAATGACCTTTTTCAATTAAGGAGTTTACCGCTCTTTGCGCACTGCGTTTTGAAATGCGCAGCAGCTCACTAAAACCTGTATTTGTCATAAAACAAGGTTTGCCTTGATCAGTGAAGCCATACACAATAGACGCAACCAAACGTTCTGTGACGTTGATGTCTGACAGTTGCCAAATGTGCATTGGTATAATGATGTACTTCCTTGACATTAGTCTCTGCCCCAGCTATTGACTACATCATATGCAGCACAGCAATCTTGTTTAAACACCTCGTGAAGCGTTAGAGTATACTCCACATTCTTATACTTCTTCTGTACTACTTTGCCGCCTTCGCTTAAGATGTGTGCTCTAAGCATGCTTTTTGCTTCTTTACGGTTAGACACATACCAAACAACGCGCTCAGTGTAAGCCTTGCACTCAAAGACGGCCTTGTACGTCTTGCTCAATTGCTCTGAAGATTTGGAGGGCTACTTGTGGTACAATGGCGTTACCGTATGCCTTTATGCTCTCTCGTCGCCACTTTGAAAAGGTGATACTGTCCAGCCTTTGGGGAAGCCCATCATTTCCTCCACAAACAGGGGCGACAGTTGGGAAGTCTTGCCAGTCTCTTGACGCGCTCTCTTGGTTAAGCTGTCTTGGTTCTCCTTGCCTGTAATCTTGTCGCTCTCCTGCGCCATCGGCGTTGGTAGCATCTGATATTTGGCCTTTTTCGCTAATGTTATCCCATAGCTTATGCCCTTGCCGCTTACACTTTTGCCATCTGCATTCAACAATCGGCTGGAACGGTGGTCTCTGGACGTTGGCGTCGGTAGCATCTGCTGCACTTGCGTAGCGAGATTGGGCATGGTCGTACCGTTGGGGTACTTCTCCATACGTGCCTTGAACTTGTCGATGTCCACAGGCTCCTCTCTTGTCGTTGGCGTAAGCAACAATCCAGATTCTATCCCTGCGGTGCGGCGCGTTGACGCTTGCAGCAGGAAGTACGACCGGAAAGACTTCGTAGCCTTCACCTTCCAAGTCAGCGCACACCGTGTCGAGAACCATCCCTTCATTCCAACTAATGAGGCCACGAACGTTCTCCGCCACGACATAGGTGGGGCAAGCCTCTCGAATGATTCTAAACATTTCAGGCCAGAGATATCGATCGTCGGATGTCCCGGCACGCTTTCCTGCTGCGCTAAATGGTTGACAGGGGAAGCCACCCGAAATGACGGATACACGTCCGCAAAAGTGAGTTGCGTCGAAGGTCTTGACATCGTCAAAGGATTGTGATTTTGGGAAATGGTGTGATAGTACCTGGCGACAAAAGGGGTCGCGTTCGACGTGGAAAACGTTTTCCCACCCCATCCATTGGGCGGCAAGGTCGAAGCCTCCAATACCTGAGAAGAGAGAGCCATGTGTCATAATATGCCTTCACTCTTCATGGACTTTATAAGCTCTAAAAAGTCCTCCAAATACATCGCAGCAACTGGTGGTTGATGGTTTCGTTTATGTATGATAAGATTAATATTCGTGTCAACAGGCATACGCTCTAATACCTGATGATAATTAAGGCTTGACTCCACGGCTTTACATTGAATGTAAAATGGTTCCGTATTAGTTAGATCCACGCCCATGTCATCTAGCTTCTTGCTGACGTATCCAGTGCGTTCTACATGACCGCCGAAAAGCCTCATCCAAACCTTGGCAATTTTAAGTTCGAACCTTTTACCCTTATCGCGTGAGTTAATCATAAACCAATATCTAAAGCTGGAACCCAGCTCGGTGCGTCCATTTGCCATCCTGCCTGATCTTCTTCTTTATGGTTATGTTTTGCATCTCCTTCCCATAACTTCCACTGAGTTAACAGCTTCTCCCACTCAAGATGCCCCCTTGCAATGTATTGAGGTTCTAACTCAATAACTTGCACATGATATGGCGCAGCTGTCTCGACAGCAACAATAAAATAAGCTTCATGCTCGTAACCCATAATGGTTGCCGCTCTTTGGTAAATGGCAGCTTGCATGTAATATTTAAAGTCATAGATAGTCCGCTGCAAACTTTGGTAGTCAACTTTTGCAGTTGTCTTTAAATCCAGCATAAACCAATCACCTATACCATCGATTATACCACGATGTGGTATTTGACACTGCTCAATGGTAAAAGGCAACTCATACTTGTTACATTGTCGAACCATAGGTCCGGCATATGGGTGATTTAAAACTCTGTGAGACAATAGCCTAATGTCCATGGCCTCTTTAGCTGTCACAATGTCTTTTTCTGCATTGTTAGCTTGGAACTCTTTCCAAGCATTGCCAGCTCTGCGGCCTTCATATACTGCTACTGTTTCACTGTACTTTTCAGGCTCAAGAATTGCCCTATGTACCATTGTGCCAAATTGCATAGATGGTGTCGGTGGCTTTTTGTTGTTTTTGTAATCTAAAAACGCTAACGGAGACCGCGCAAAAGCCTTTAAACTGCTAAATGATAAAGGCAAATAATGCTCTTTATTGATCATTATAAATTGGATTACCTGTTAATTCATACAGCTCTTTTGTCACCTTTCGCAATCGCTTTTCACATCGATACCATTCTTTGGTGTGTACACCATAACTCTTGGCTAGACTTATATAAATGTTCCACCTCTCGTGGCGCAGCCTAGTTACCTTTTCAGCCTGTTCAGGAGTGTAAAAAGTATCTGGCACAGTTACTGTGTTAGGAAATGCCATTGAATACACCTCATTGTAATCAATGCCTCTTGCGACTTCGCCCACTGTCTTTTGGCTCTGTGGGCTGCTTGAATCATACGCTGCCGCTTTTTGTTTACGTCGATTTGGTCGACGAGCTGCTCTTTTTCCTGTTGCCATGTCTTAAAATGGTAAATCATCACGCTTACCTTTTTTCTTAGCAATACTTAGCTCTGGTAATTCTTGAAGGAATGGTGTATCCCCTGTAAACAGGTTGGTCAGCTTTACATAATCATCGCTCTTAGTTGCAAAGGCAACAAGGTTATCTTCCATATCTGACTGCACTCCTGTTACATTATATTTAGTCTCTAAGCCTTTGCCTACTCTAGTTATAATGAGTTCAAAAGCACTCCAGTGATCATCCTTAAACAGCATAGCCATTTGGTCAATGATTGTGCGCTGAGAAAATGACCACAATTTGACATGACCAGTTTCATTGTCATGATCATATTCTACAACTATAAAAGCTGCAAATTTTTTTGGTCTCTCGTCACTGACGGCATGCTCTGGACGCTCTGCATCAGCTTCCCATCGAATGGGCTTACCTTCGACAAATAGCTCAAATCCTGTAACAGGTTTGCTAACAATTCTTAAGTGACGCTTGTCACCATCTCTGAATTTTATGTAATCTGATGTGTTGGCTGTGGACTGCTGTAGAAAGTCAAATACTGCTTCTGACATGTTGAACGGTTTTGCCGCACAAGTTTGCCACGCATTTAGGGAAAAAAATTTTTTTTAGCCGTCGTTATTAACACTGCGCCGTTCACGCAACATCCTTTTGAGGCGTAAAATATTGATTGCTAGCAACGTACATGCGCCAGCTGCGCCTAAGCTCCAATCAACCACATCTTGCCACCGAGTTATTTCCCATCCTAACCATGCAAGGTTCAAAGCAAAGATGTCTGCGCCATCATTCATTTCTCTAAGGTACTGAAGAGCAAAGGCAAAACACCTACAAAACACAATACAACTGCCGGCCATGTTATACCATGCAGCAATATTTGCTCACATGCTGTAGTGACGATAACACCACCAGCCGTGTTTTTCAAGCTCCAACGCTTACGGTCGCCCTGTGTTTTTAGTGCTGTCTGAATAGCTGACCATCCATTTCTGGAGATTGGCAAAGACTTCCTCAACTTCAAAAGATGGACAAGCTTTCTTGGCATATTCTCTGTGGCCGTGTAAAGTCAAAGGTTTGTTTATGACGTGACACAATGCTCGACATAATCTATTTATAGATCGATACTGCTCTGATGACAGTGTGTTTTTAGGATATCCGCTTTTGTCTAATCCTCCAACATAACAAATTCCAATACTGTCCTTGTTTTGGCCTTTTGTATGTGCGCCAGCTCGATTTATAGGGCGGCCACTTTCTATCGTACCATCTAAAAGAACAACGTAGTGGTAACCTATATCTGACCAATTTCTCGGTGGTGAAGTGTGCCATAATCGAATTTGTTCCGCATTGATAGCATGGTCTTCTTTGGTTGCACTGCAATGCAGAATGATGCGCTCAATTTTTCTCATCTTATTGTTCCGGCCATTCTTTAGGGTCTTGAGCTGCTTTAAGTTCTTCTAAAGTATACGGACCTTCGTAATCATATTTAAATATGTAGTGAAGTTCATGAGTGTCGTATTTGATTACTGTCCTTGTACCATACTCATTATATATGAGTGTCAGCTTCTCCTCTGCAACTATCGCAAAGTCTAAATAATCTACCTCTTTGGCACTAATAATAATATATGTATATAGATGCGCCATGTTTAATTCAAAGGTCCATAACGATCTGTGTAAGCTGAAAGATTCTGAACTATTTCGGATGAGGTCAACACGTCAGTGTACATTATAACTTCATGGACATTGCAAGTTCCAGCAGAGGAAAAAAGCTGCCCATTCGGTCTTTGCGTGTGCTGCAAAATCCATTTGTCACGGCCCCTGCGTGCGCTGCTACTGTTTATAAATGTGCTATCCCATCGGCTAGTGTTGTTTAATTGTGACATGTGCGATGTCACCCTTGTCGGTGTCCACTGTGCGCCATTCAAAAAACCATTAAAATGTCCATTCCCGCCTGTGCTTGTTCCTCTATCCATTGTAAGAGCAACACTGTAAACCTTGCCCGGTATTGGTTCGTATATACCAGTGCTTGATTCTAGCTGAAAATCAGATGTATTGGGCCAACCACAGTCCATGCGTGAACCTAAGAATATATCAACACCGAGGCCACGCCTTCCAATCAAAAACCTAAAGCCCCTTGTCCCTCCACTTTGTGTGCGACTTCCAAATATAAAATTGCCATCTCTAGGTATTAATCCGCTGCCACTATCAGGAAAGCTGATTACAATTTGCAAAGTCATTGTTGACCATAACGTGGTATTTGAAGTACTACCGAAAAAATAATCTGTGCTTACAAACTGCACCTCACCGCGATCGTCGACACCATCAAAAGCGACAAATTCATCTGCGCTTGCTTTTACTGGGCCATTTATTAATGTACAGTTTTCTGTACCAGCTAAGTCGGTCCAAGTTGTTGTTCCGTTGTAACTGTTGGTGTCATTTGCATTTATGTGAAACTCTAAGTTGTCAGAGACATAATTAGTTAAGCTCGATATGCCTATACCATTAAATTTGGCAATGTTAGATTTTAAGGAGCCATTAATGGTGTTGACATCGTTTAATTCTACACCGTTGATTTTACTCAGGCCCATTAGCTTAATTCAATATAATCTGGCGAGGGATCGAGTAAAATGTAACTGCTGCCAAGAGCAGTGCCTACAACTCTAACAAAGTCACCTGTAGCAGATGGTTTTGTCGTTGTGATTGAGCCAACAGTTGTGCCAATGTATAAGATATCTCCAGCAGTAAAAGAACTATACGCACTGCTAAAATAAATGCCGCGCAAAAGCAGACCGTCATTTGTGCTGTGTGTGCCTAAAGCTAAACCGAAAACGCCTCTAGTAGTGGCTTCAGCGTCAGCATCGACAGAAGTCCATCCACTACTCGTGTAAACATAAAATTTACCTTGCACTAAGGTATCGGAGCCAAATCGCAAAACCTGTCCCTCATGGCTCGCCTGACTAAATGCTGATGTGCGTACAACATATTCCAAGTTTTGACCTTGTAGCACATTTGTGCTGCCTATTGCCTTTGGGCTGCGTGCTTCAAAAGCGACGTTGTTGTCAGCTATTTGCTGGCTTGCGCTTTGCATCTCCAACGAAAATCGGCTGTTGCTTTCGCTTAAAGCTTGCTGCAATGTGCTTAGTGTTAAACGTTGGCGGCGTGGACCTCTTATAAATTCTGCTGATGCTGTAGGTATTGGAACGCTGTCATCAGATGCTGTGCTTGCTGTAGTGCTGTCGTATTGATATTTAAACCATTCGCCTTCGTATAATGCTTCGTTGCCATTTAAACGCAATCGCATTGGCACATAGTAACTAGAGTCTTCATCTAAACCTTGCACAGCGAAACATGGGCCATACAAATTGTTTGGAAATCTAACAGTGCCGTTGGCTATACTTAAAGGTGTCTGTCTCATGCTTAAAATGTCCAAGCAAGTGAGATCACATATTGCTGTGCTAGTTGTCGTAAATGTGCTGTTACTCCAATCCGGTGAACTTTTAACGAAAGTGCCGTTGTCATTGATTAACCACACGCCTTGATTAGGATTACTCGTGCCTACTTTGTCAGCTAATATTGCAGCTGGCACATTCAGAGTTTCTCTTGCTGAAGATGCTGCATTAGTTCTCGTATAGGTAATTTCGTCGCCATCCAGTATTGCGCTCCCTTGCATTTGATATATGTCACCGATGTAAGAAAAAGCATCAAAATTGCTAGGTAGTCCAGCATCTGTATTTGTTACGTCAGCACCTGTCTTATCAAAAATTTTCACATTTAAAAATCCAATTGTAGGTAAGGCTACTGTGCCTAAGTCTACATCAATTGGAGGGAAAGTGATACTTACTGTTCCTGATAGGTGTGCACCTACAAAACGGTCAAACACTGAAGAGAAAACCTGTACTTCATTTGTCGTAGTAGTATTATAAATTGGTGATGACTCATCAACTACAAAACACTCCATATTAACGCCAGCAGTGGTATAAGTGTTTGTGACTACGTCGTTTGAGCTGTCCGTCATGGGATCAACTGTTCGCTTGCCACAAATATCCCCATGATGGTAACGGAAACTAAATTTTGCGCGTCGGCCTCTATCGCTACTTACATCTGTACCATATCCATTAATCTGCACATGATATGCAAATGTTAATGTGACTACGTCGTTGTCTTCAAGTATTACATCTCCGTTGACAGGGACCATATTCGACACAGTAGGATTTTGTACATTATTAAATCCACTGTAATCCAAACCATTCCAATCTGCTGCACTACCGTTATAAATGTGCTTGTAGTTGACCTTTGACAGGCTAGGTAAAGAAGCAAATTCAAAACCAGCAAGCTTGGTCTTATTAGCCGATGTGATAGCTGTTGCAAGCGAATACAAATTGCCACTAGTCTGAGTGACAAAACTTGGTGTGTTTGCACTGCTGTTGTTACCATTGTCGCCGTTTTTGAAGTATGCAAATGCTGTCATACTAGCGTTCGACTTTGCTACTGGTATTATCCACCACGCGCCGTGGTACTGCATCAATCGCGCTTGCAAATTGTTTAGCATAGCGACTAAGACCTCTTTACAAGTAAAGAACTGCGCTTCGCCATTGTCATTTACGTTGCGCAGCTTGGTGTGATTAATGATAATCTTGCGCGTATATGGTGCGCCTGTCATGTCATCGTGCTGGACATGATCGCTTACATATAAAAAATTCTTATCTGCCGCCCACGCATCGATATGGCGCACCTTGCCTAATATCCGGCAGAACACCAGTATAAGGTGCGTGGTGTCGGTAAACTCTGAGGTGGGGCTATTCTTATACAACACCTCATCCAATAAGCCGAGGTCATCGGTTGCCTCAAGGGTGACTAGCTGCGGATCTTCATCTTGTAAGGTTATATCACAGAACAACACACCGCTCCAGAACAATTCTTTAGTAGCTGTTGGGCCTCGAAATATCTCTACCCTGAAACGGCCTTCTTGACCAGTCTGCACATTGCTTACAAAGGTTTGCTCCGATGCAGTGCTTATGTAAATGGGTATAGTACAAGCACTTGCTAAAATTGGCTCGTGAGTATTCTGACTACGGCCATCCCAGTCCATCTCAAAACCTGGAGTGCCAAGTGTCAAAGTGCCAACAGTAGACCCGCTATAATCATTATCGTAAAAGTCTATGTTGTACTCTAAGCCTAAATCATCCTTGAATCCTGATGTAAATCTTTTTGCCATTAGTTCCCAAATCTCCGACGGCGGCTGAATGCGCTGCGTTCCTCACTGAGTAGAAGATCACGACCGCGAATGGTTCCGGTCACGTTTACATTGCCGCCGCCTATCATATCCTTTAGCTTGTCCAATGGTGCAACGACCTCCGGATTTATGCTGCTTGTGCCCGGTCCCTCGCCGACGAGGGCGAGACTTGCGCCGTTAAAAATTCCTCCTTCGGCCATTTGTGGGATGCCTAAGCCACCAGACAAAAACTTGCCAAGTCCACCGGCTATTTGTTTACTACCTGGGAAAAAGATTGACAGAGCTGCAAACGTTGCCGCCATTGCAGTCAGCTTTATTAGCAATTCCTTCAAAGTGTTTTTCATGAATTCACCAAAGGACTGTGTGCCTTCCATCAGTGAAGCGAAAGCACCAGCAAAAAAAGAAGGCAGTTGTGAGGCAGCAAAGGAAGCAAGCTCATTGAAACGGCTCATAGTTCCACCTAAGCCTGTGTTGATTTCTTCTATGCTGCCTTTAAGCTTGTGATTAGCATGTACAGCGGCAAGCGTATTAACCGCAGTATCAGATTGCAACTCTTTAACCTTGCCAAGCAATTGCAAGTGTGATGCAGTAACATCGACAAGCTTCTTTTTAGCTGTGACTTGTGCGGTCGTGGTTGTCGTCGTTGGTGCTGCCGCTGGCGCATCTGGTAAGGTGCTTAGGCTTGTCGTGCTGAACGCGAAAAGCTCTTCTACCTTATCTACAAAAGCGTTAGCTCCTTTAAGGTGGCCGCCGGCTAAATCTTCGCCTAAAGCAAATTTTAAAGTGTGCGCAAGCTTTTGGGCCGCGTGCGCTTCATTCATTAAATCCTCAATGTTGCCTTTGTGCGCCGTCTTCAGCCTTTGACGCATGTCAAAGAAATGTTCACGCGACTTCTGCAAGTCGTCTTCTGACAGTGAGGCTTCTTGTAATAGGTCAGTGAAATTGGCTAGGATATCAGTCACCGCACCCATCAACCCTGAATTCTCTGCGAAGTTTCCCAGAGCTAGAGTAATGTTGTCAAACGCTGTCGTGAGTCTGCCGCTGACAGTCTCCGACAAATTAAGCATAGCGTTATTTGCAAAGCCGCCCTCGCTGTGCATCTGCAACAGTGCCTCATTAAACTCGTCGACGCTAACCTTGCCAGCACCAAATTCCATGTTAGCGTCTCCGGTGACCTTGCGCAGCTGGTCAAAGATTGGGATGCCGCGCTCCGCAAGTTGGTTTAGGCTCTCAAGCTCAACCTTACCCTTGGCTTGCACCTTTGCGAAGACAGCAGTAATGTCAGCAATGCTGTTGCCTGAAGCCGCGGCTATATCGCCCAGCATACGCAGACGATCGTTGATGTCTTCGACACCTACGCCGACGGCCATCAGTTGCCGTGCGCTACGGCTTACCTCCTTAAGCTGAAAGGGAGTCTGTGCGGTAAACTTGTTGAGCTTGTCGACCATCTTCGACGCGCCCTCCGCGCTGCCGGTGATGCTCCTAAATCCTACTCGCAGTTTCTCCAAGTCTGCACCGCTTTTGATGACAGCGGTCAAGCCGGCAGCTACGCCAGTTGCTATCATAGTCCCTGCTCTCTTGGCAAGGTTAGATATCTCGCCAAAGTTCCTGCGGAAGTTGGACTTGGTGCGGCGTAAGTCTGCGTTTAGCTTGGTCAGGCCGCGCTTGCTAAGGCC